TTTTTTGCTACAACTTAATTTAAATAAACCACGATAACTTTTCATATATCCCCCATGTCATAAAAATATCTTACGTCAACAACCATGTCAAAGATACCATGATTATTATCTGCACCACCCTCAAAAAAAACAGTGTCCCTGATAAAAGTATCATTCCTGTAAGAATTATATGTTGCGTTAGTCAAAACAGCTTCAACATCTGCTGCAAACTTATCCAAAGCATCATAATCGTTATTTCTGGCATCCACTTTTACAAAGCCCCAAACGTGCAGGACAAGGATACTTTGTGAGCCTGTCTGGTAATCATCGACCCTGTTATTTCGTTCCTTCCATAAAGCAATCCCGGGCATCTTTCCCTGCATATCCTGTAAGTCCCGTATGCCCCTCATTATCGTATCTATATTTGTCTGATACCCTTTTGCAACCGTAATGTTTGCAAGCGTGGCAAGAATAGAGTTTATAATAGTATTCTGTAATGATATGGTCATTTGTCCCAACCCTTTTGAACTGATTCAAATATTAGCTTCTCAAACCGGTCAACTCCTGAAATAAGCCCCGGATACATGAAAGATCGTTTTTTAATTTTAATTGGATACCCTCTTGGATGAATGGTTCCCCCAAACTCGTGAACAGGAGCATAAATACTTGAGGACTTCATGGTCCCCACAAGAGAGTCTTGTCTTTCCTTTACAGAGTACGTTAAGCTTCGTTTTAAAGCCCCTGTCTTGGTTGCAAGGCGTTTATCACTCATGCCTGACATAAAGCGATTTTTAGTAGTGGTCCTGGCTTCCTTCATATACTTTTGCATAGGAGAAAGAAACATATCTGTAAAGTTATCCGGCAACTTAGGTTTTTTTATTTTAAAACTAAAGTCCATGCTTCATGTTCCTTTTAGCCATTGCCATGAATTCCGGTAAAAGATTATCTGTCAATTTTGTAAATGCCATTGTACCACCATCAGGACCAAAGTTTTTAGAACTCGTCCCCCATTCCCTTCCTTGTGCCTGAGTGAACCAGAAGCATCCTTGTCTGACTAATAATTGTTTTAACCAGGCAGGGACATTTGCATCAGTGTACCCTGCTGTATAATCTATAATAACAGTTTGATAAGAATCCTTTATTTTAAAGTTCGGATAAACAATCCCGGCTTCCTTATCTAAAGTGTATTTGTTTAAGTAAATTTCAGGAATGTTTAAATAAATCTCTGCTGAATCAATACAGCTTGCAGGAAACATTGTTAATATCTCTGAAGATTTAAAATCACCATATCCTGATACTGTTGTTGCTGCCCAATTCGATCCCAAAGCGTTCACTGCAGCAACCACTGCTGTCACTGTTGTATTGGCAACCCAGGTTACGGTAACGTCCGGTGTTCCACTATCTAATACAAGGCTTAAACCTGTTGAAAGAACTTCACAAGTTGCTGTGGATTCGGTTCCGGTGTTCTCAATCGTCATAACCCCCGTTGTACCAACCCCTACCCTGGAAATAGCACTTATAGGATAATTCTTTGTTCTAAAGAAAGAGAACCCATACCCGTCAACATATTCAGCATAAGTTGTTGAAGCCCAAGTCCTATTGGTTATCATGTCCCAAATAGACATAACAGAGGTTGCCAATATAGTTAACAAAGCATCATCCGTTGCCCCTGATATTCCAAGTTCTGTTTTTAAGTCTGTTTTATCTATAAAAGCCATGTTCAATCCTTGTCTGTGTGTTCATACCAACTTTGAAAGCTAACCAAATTTGAGTTTGTCCCTGATATAAATTCTCTTAAATAAATAGTATTCTGTTTTAATATTATTCAATGGTTCCCTGGCAAAAGACACAAATGTTTCCTGCACCGGCTGTTATCTCTAAAGCTTGAGCAGTTGCAAGTTCCATCGGTGGATTAAAATCCCATTGTAAAGAACTGTTTGCCCCGATTGAAACCGCACCAATTAAAGCTGCTGCCCCTGATAAAGTAAAGGTCAATGCCCCTGCCGTTAAGTTGTTCATTGTAACGTGTTTAAGCTTTATTTTTTTACCGGCTGTTCCCGCTAAAATTTCTTCGGTCCCTGAAGCATCGGCACTTACCGCATTTTTAATAAACCCTACCGTTGCCTGTGGACTCGTAACTGTAATTGCCATGCTTTACCTCATAAGGGGCTTTTACACCCCCGTTAAAATTAATAAGCTGCTTCAACATAAGCACCGGCTGAAAGTGGAGTATAATAAAGAACAAACTTCCCTGCTCCACTTGTTGCGTTGGCTGTGCCTGTTAACTGTCCGATAGTGCCAATAAATCCTGCACCACCAATGTCTTGAGCAGCAGGAGCTATATCAGAAATCCCTGCCGTTGCTGTAATCACTGCTGCGGTTGCCACTGCCCCACCTACAGACTTGACTTTAATACCGGCAGCAACACCACTTAAAGACCCACTTGCTCCGGTCATCGGCTGGACTGCGATTGCCGGTGTCGTAAAAGTTGCATTAAAAAGCATGGTGGTTGCAGTTGCAGATATTGCAGTCGTAACTTCAAACCATAACCCATGAACCCTTATTTCACCATACACGTTGAAAATTTCTTCCTGTGCCTGGATCAGCTTTGCCGTTGCTAAAGCAATGGTTGTTTCAACTCTCATGCCGTTGATTAAATCAGATATTCTTGCTCTTGTGCTTGCTGCATAGTTTGCCATTTGTCAGCACTCCTATTTTGTAGCCTTTTCAGCTTTTTTTTGTTTCTTAGATACCGATTTAAAGATCATCTTTTTCTTTACAGGTTTCTTTGCCTGTTCAGCATCATAAATATTATCCAAATGTTTCTGGTAAGGAATAGCCACTCCTATCTCACAAAACCGTCTTGCCAAAGTTCTTTCGACATAACAGCTTTGCCCTTCTTTGTAACCGTCCTTATCCTGGTTGAAATATATATGCATTGTCATTTTGTCACCTTCCTTTTAAGGGGGCTTTTACACCCCCAGGATTTTAAGTCAGGGCAGTTAATGACCGATTGCCGGTATAACGTGGTTCAAGGATTGCCACCGCTGACAGGTTGCCGGTTGCACCGGTTGCTGTATCAGGGAAAGAAAGTGTTAACCAATTTTCTCCGTTTGCAACATCCATATCACTTGCATCAACTTCAACAACCAACATATAATTATCATATGTTGCATGAGCAATTACCAGTGCTGCACTTGTGGCATCTGCTGCTAAAACATCGGCATTTGCTGCCAAAGCTGCTGCACCCATAAAAGCATAGTGAAAGGTCAAGGCACTGGTTAAAGCACCATCCGTTGCCCCTGAATACACTTCGCAATAAAGTGCTGCCCCGCCAAGTGTCTGAAGGTTAACAAGGAAGGTTGCATGGTGGTAATTCTTCATGTTAATAGAATCACATGGATTTGTTGCTGAAGCACTTACGTCCATATCGCTTGCAATCGGTACTACTTTATAAATTTCTGGAAATTTCATCTTTTATACCTCTCTTTATGCTCTTGTATCCAATTTAACAAAATGGGAAAGAGTGTTTGTTCCTTTAAATGGAGTGATTGCCGAACCAAGGACAGGTTCCCCGTCAAATCTGTACGTAAACCGAAAAACACGCTGGTCTGTTAGGAACTGCACATGAATAGATACATCGCTTTTCATTCCACCCTTATCAATCGCTTGATACTGTGAAAAATCGCACAACATTATATCACCGGTTGTTCCTAGCGTTTCGCATTGCTCAATCGGAACCACTGGACGACCAAAAAGAGTGCTGTACGGTTGTGCTGAAGCACCACCGGCAGGAAGATAAACCGGAACCCCACCAGTACCAACTGCCAAGGACATAGAATCTAATTGAGTTTCACAATCTTGATTAATAATCCAAATTGAATTTGGTCTTGATGCCGCTATCATTCGCATCCGCATTTTTAAAACATTCTCATATACAATTGTCGATGCAGCCTGTCCAGCTTCTTTGCTTACAGAAACCATACAACCTGAATTAAGGATCCCCAAAGGCTGTCCTGCACCAGAACCGTTTATAATCGCATCAGTCAGCTTAAATTCAAACTCTTTTGCAAAACTGGCTTCTATAATTTGCTGGATGGTTGGAGCATCGTCCAGGTTTTCCTCTGTAACATAACAAGCCCCAACAAGTTTGTTTAGTTTCAAATCAATCTTTCTGAACTTAGGTCTTGACGGTGTAATGGTATCTGCTTCATTTACCCAATATGATACAATTCCCCCTGCCCTGGAGCCGTTCACTCTAGATGTTTCATCAATTCCGTTAAATGTCATTGAATTGGCATTTCCACCAAGAGTTACTTTGTTAACCTGTGGCAAGATTTGACCGCTTGCCCAAGTATTCGTCAAGAGTCTGGTTGACATTTCCGTTCCGACAAGAAAACCACCATCAGAAGGAATCCCCTCATTTAACCCTGTTGCTGCTCTTGTGGAGAGTCTTGGATCAACCGCTCTCCCTGGAACAGCAGCATTCATAACAGCCATTAAAAACTCACCGTCAGAAGCAAAGGTGTCCCTTTTTTCCTGTTCAATAGCACTGACAGGAGTTATATCTGGTTCTTTTGCAGATTTTTTT